GGATTCCCAAAATCGCTAAATATTAGTAAAGCAATGGAGAAGCAATATGGCAGAACCGAAAAGGTATCCGAACACGACTTGCGACTTGTGCGGGAAGCCAATATATCGCAGACCGTCAACGATGAAGCGGAACAAAGGGAAATATTGCAGTCGGGCTTGCAGAAACAGGGCGCATCCTTTGACGAACGGAAACAATTTTCCGCCCCCGAAATACGGAGCGGACAATCCGGCATGGAAAGGGGGAGTGACTTATTTCAGGAAACACGGGAATTACAAGCCAATCAAATATGTGAGATGTCCGAAAGAGTTTCTGACAATGGCGCGAAAAGACGGATATGTGATGGAGCATCGCTTGCTGATAGCGGTGAAAATAGGCAGACCATTAATGCGGGCGGAGGTAGTACATCACATCAATCACGACCCACAGGACAATCGGCTGGAAAATCTGATGCTATTCCCAAACAACCGAGCACACAAGATATACGAAGGTGGGAGGGCTACGGTACAGCCTTAAAGCCAGCAATGGAACTTATTGTTGTGGCAATGAAGCCGGTAGACGGCAACTTCGTCAATAACGCGCTAACTTGGGGCGTGGCTGGCTTGTGGATTGACGGGGGTAGGGTGGCTACCGATGATAGCTATTCGTATCCTAACGGCGCGGGTGGAAATTCATTTAGTGTTGGGGAGTTGCCTGACGGCAAGCGTACAGAGCCAGTTGCAAGCAACACTCTCGGTCGTTTTCCTGCCAATCTCATTCATGACGGTTCGGACGAGGTGCTGGAAGTGTTTCCGGAATGCAAGCAGGCAAACGATGTTAGCGAATTCAAACAGCTTGAGCCAATGAGATTTAGTGCTGGAGGGGAAGGAGTAAAACCGCAAAAGCAAACTAATGGCAAAATTATCACGGCTTCCGCCTCTCGCTTTTTCTACTGTGCTAAGGCAAGTCGAAGTGAACGTAATGCTGGACTGGAGGGGATGGAGGAACGTGAGTCTACTGAGATGACTGGTCGCAAAGATGGTAGTGCTGGCTTGTTACGAGTACGAGACGATGGCTCGATTGGCGAAAATCCTTATGCTGGAAAATCCGCCAATGCGCAAAATCACCACCCTACCGTTAAGCCAATTTCCTTGATGCGCTACCTTGTACGGCTTACAAAAACGCCAACGGGCGGAGTTGTGCTTGACCCGTTCACGGGTAGCGGCTCAACTGGATGCGCTTGCGTTCTTGAAGGGCGGGATTTTATTGGAATTGAGCGAGAGCAGGATTACATCGAGATTGCCGATAAGCGAATTGAATATTGGGCAAGACAGCCTAAGCTGGAGCTTACGTGAAAAAGTACGACCCCTGGAATTGCGATCTTGAAAAGTACGAATTTGATCCAGTGGCAGGTCAGGTTGCGGTTGATTTTATTGAGAATTACATAACCCACGTCAAAGGGGAGTTGGGCGGAAAGCCTTTTTTGCTTTTGGATTGGGAAAAAGAATTTGTCCGCAATTTGTTTGGCTGGAAAGACAAGGAGACGGGGCTGCGGCGATACAGAGAAGCATTTGTGTTTTGTGCGCGAAAAAACGGGAAATCACCACTTGGGGCAGCCATCGCCCTTTACCTGCTGATTGTAGATCGCGAGCCAGGCGCGGAGCTGATTTCTGTGGCTGCGGATCGTGAGCAGGCGCGCGCTATTTTCGACACCGCTCGCTTTATGGTTAAACAGAATGACAAGCTGGACGAACTGGTAAACGCTTTCAGAAACGCAATCATTGCTAAGCAGGGCGCGTCTGTCTATAAAGTTGTTTCCTCTGACGCAGGGGGCAAGCACGGTGGAAACTTACATGCTGCGCTGTTCGATGAGTTGCATACCCAAAAAGACCGCGAGCTTTACGATGTGATTCAAACCTCATTTGGCGCGCGCAGGCAGCCGTTATTGATTTCGTTCAGCACGGCTGGCTATGATCGCGAATCCATCTGCTATGAGGTTTACAAGACGGCAAAGCAAGTTTCTGAAGGCATCATACAGCGCGATTGGTTTTACCCTGTAATTTTCGAAGCTGACCCAGAGGATGACTGGACGAGCGAAGAGACTTGGAAAAAAGCCAACCCAAGTTTGGGTCACACGGTAAAGATTGACTATTTGAGGCAGGAATTTGAAAAAGCCCTCTCAAGCCCGCAATACCAAAACACCTTCAAGCGTCTGTACCTCAATATGTGGACGAGCCAGGAAACGCGCTGGCTTGACATGAACGTGTGGGATAAATGCGGCGAACCAGCCATTGATCCTAAGCTGCTTGAAGGGTCAGTCTGCTATGGCGGGCTTGATCTCGCGTCAGTTTCTGACGTTGCGGCATTTGTGCTGGATTTCCCGAATGAAAGTGGCGAGGACGAGTTACACACTTGGTTACCTTCACTTTTCGTGCCAGAATCAAAGTTGAGCGACCCAGGATTCAAGGATCGAGACATGTATCTTGCATGGGTTAATCAGGGGTATATGATAGCCACCCCAGGAAACGTGATTGATTATGAGTATATCATTCGTGAAATTGAGCGGTTAGGCGAGCTTTACAACATCAAAGAAATTGCTTTTGACCGATGGGGAGCGACACAGATTTCACAAACGCTTACCAATATGGGCTTCACGCTTATTGGATTTGGTCAGGGATACGTATCAATGTCACCTCCGACAAAAGAAGTTGAGCGGTTGATCAGGCAGGGCAGGGTCAGGCACGGTGGTCATCCGGTTATGCGTTGGATGGCAGATAACGTCATGGTTACGACTGACGCGGCTGGAAACATCAAGCCGGATAAGCAAAAGAGCAGACAAAAGATAGACGGCGTGGTCGCAGCAATCATGGCAACTGATCGGGCGGTGCGTAATTCCGTGGGACGCAAAGATTCTGTGTATGAGCGTCGAGGACTGGTTGTGCTATGAGTATTTTCGGATGGTATGCAGAACTAAAGCCCGTGATTGTGAACACAAAATTTGGCAAAGATTTTCGTGGCGTTATCTGGAAGAAAACAGGCGACTGCATTGTACTTAAAAATGCCGAGTGGCTTTCTCCTGATGGAGCAAGGAAGCTTGACGGAGAAACAATCATTTTCATCAAAGAAATCGAATTTATACAGGTGGTCGCATGACAACAATTATCTCTGAAACAAACCTGATAACTATGCCGGCAAGCTGGTGGACGAACTCGTCAAACATTGTCATGTCTGCGATTAGGTCTGATTACAATTTTGATTATTTGGCGATGTACCGAAACCATATGAATGTCCGCATTTGTGTAGACTTCCTGGCACGAAACATCGCTCACCTTGGTTTGCACGTCTATACGCGGTCAAAAGACAATGACAGAGAGAGAGTGCGGGAACACAAATCAGTTCAAATACTGAAACAGCCTCTTCCGGCAAAGTACAAGGTTACACAATATCAACTTATCGAGGCGGCAGTCGCGGACATGTTGATCAGCGGTAATGGCTATCTGCTCAAACACCGCAACGCTGACGGAGAGATATTTGCGCTTCAGCGCGTGCCTTATATGCTGATGAGCGTCAAGGGCGAGTTAGTTCCAACGAAGTACAAGATTGGTTATATCGAGAAAGAATACCAGCCAGAAGACATTATCCATTTTCGTTTTTATAACCCCGAAAACTCAACAACGGGAGTGTCTCCGCTTGAGGGTTTGCGTGAGGTTCTTGCTGAGGAATGGGAAAAATCTAAGTACAGTTCTGGATTTTGGAAGAACGCCGCTCGCATTTCAGGTGTAATTGAAAGACCACTTGAGGCGAGAGAAATGAGCGAGGCGGCAGCGCGCAACTTCCGCCAGCAATGGCAGGAAATGTATGCGGGCGATGACAACAGCGGCAAGACAGCATTGTTGGAAGAGGGCATGAGTTTCAAGCCGATTTCTTTCAGTCCAAAAGAAACAGAGTATGTTGAGAGCAGAAAGTTGAACCGCGAAGAGTGCGCCAGAGCGTTCCACATTCCTCCACCCATGGTTGGCATTCTGGATCGCAGCACGTTCGCAAACATTACAGAATTGCATAAATCGCTTTATATGGACGTGCTCAGCCCGATGTGTGCAAGGTTGGAAGATGATTGGGATTTGCAGTATTTGAGCGAATTCCCTGATCTCAAAAATGCTTACACCGAATTTAACATTGACGAGAAACTGCAATCCGACTTCAGCATGCAGCTTGAGTCTTTACGGCAATCCGTCGGTGTGCCTTATATGACGCCAAACGAAGGTCGTGCGATTTTGAATCTGCCGCGTCTGAAAAACCCCCTGGCTGACACTCTGGTCACCCCTCTCAACATGACAACCCCCGAAATGGTGCTGAGCCAGCAAAAAAAAGATGATGCCGAAAATATCGAGACCAAGACTACAGCAGTATCCTTTGTTCCAGAATATCCAGAGCTTGACACGGAATATCAGGAAAAGTGGCGCAAGTTATTGGTGGATGTGTTTACGCGCCAGAGAGACGCTGTGTTACCGAAGGCTAAAATGGACAGGCTGAACGTGCTTTGGGATAAAGATCGCTGGGACAGGGAGGTGGCAGAGGACTTTCTGGAGTTGACCAATGAAACCGCTTGGGCGTTTGCAGATGCGTTTTCTGGTGAATTAGGAGCTGGATATAAACGCGAGCAGATGGAAGAGTGGTTACACGAGAACGCAAGGATTGCGGCTGAGTATATCAACGCCAGCACCTACGAAGACCTGGAAAAGGCTCTACAGGCTGAAAACCCGACAGACGCAATCAAGGAAGTGTTTGCAGCAGCCCTGGCAGTAAGGGCGGTGAAATTGGCTGAGGAACGCCAGGCAATGATCGAGAGTTACATCGAAGCCAAGATTGCCGATGCGGTTGACCAGGTTGTAGGAAAAATTTGGACAACTACAAGTAGCAACCCACGTCCGGATCATAAGCGTTTGAATGGCGAGTATGTTGAGAAGCGCGGTGTGTTTAGTAACGGTCTCAAATACCCACGCGATTATAAGGGCAAGGCTGACGATAACGCAAACTGCCGATGTAAAGTAAAGTGGGTCAGAAAACCACAGGCGCCCACTTTGGAGGTATAAGAGACAGATACAGTGCTGATTAGGCTACCGAAAGTAAGCCTTTGAATAAAAGAAATCAAAACAAAATCAACAGATCACAGGAGAACATATAATGGCAGAGTTTAAGAAATTCAACAGCTTCGCAGAAGCAGTGTGCGAGAAGGTTCACAATTTTGACAGTGATACGTTCAAGGTCGCACTCACCAACACCGATCCGACGGCAGTCTGTACCAAGCTGTCGGAATTAACCGACGCTATCACATCGGGCTTTGATACGATGGCGCTTGTCAAGGTCAGCTCAGGACAGGTTGGTGGCGTGTACAAATACGTTCCAGCCGACCTTACAATGACCGCAGCTGGCGCAGTCGCAGCGTTTCGTTATGCTGCTGTCTCTTATACACATCTGACGCTGCCGACGAATAGAGAGG